GTGCGAGCCCCTGTCCGGCTTACCTCGAAGGCTCGCACCATAGGAGGGCTCGCACCCTATGTACGCCAACATCGAACTCCACTCACCGCGGGGCAAGCCCGCGATCATCAGCTATCGCGAGGACACGTCGGACCTGTCGGTCATCGGCGGGACCTGGCGCATCTGGGATGTCATCGCGGACGAATACGGTCTCGGCTCGCTGCCGGACCTGACCGGGGTCGCGGTCGATATCGGGGCGCACGTCGGCTCGGTCGCCCTGGCGCTGCTGGCCGACCATCCAACGCTCCACGTCATCGCCGTCGACCCGCTCGCCGAGAACCTCGCGGTCATCGCCGCGACCGCCGAGGGCAACGGCTGGACGGACCGCCTGACGCTCGTCTGCGCGGCCATCGCCAAGGGTCGCAGCGCCACCGTCAACTACGGCTACGACGGCTCGGACTACCTGCGCGACAACCGCTTCATCGGCGGGATCAGTTCCAGCACCGACGCGACGCAGACCGTCATCGTCCCGACCACGACCCTGTCGAAGCTCGCACCGGGGCCGATCGCGTTCTTGAAGACCGACTGCGAGGGCTGCGAGTGGGACCTGCTCGCGGATCGCGCCATCAAGCGCACGCAGCGGATCGTCGGCGAGGGCCACGACGGCGGATGGCTGGACAAGGTCCACGCGCTGCTCGACGCGACGCATGACGTGACCGTCCTCGACGACCGCGGCGGACCGGGGACCTTCGCGGCGGTGCTGCGATGAACGTCCTGCTCCTCACCAGTCACTCGATCGCCGAATATGACGACCTGCGGATGCTGTCGGACTTGGGGTATTCCGTCTTTTCGATCGGCGCCTACACCGACCCGCAGAACCCGACCGACGACAAGCGTCCGGCGCTCGACCTGCCGTATCACGCGGACCTGGCGGCGTTGTGCGACGTCCAGCGCCGACTCCACGCGGCACACTCGACCGACCACGTCATCGACTGGGCCAAGGCGGACCTCCACCCCGACATCGTGGAGTGGGCGGACGCCATCATCGTCCACCACTTCGTCGAGTCGTGGATCGGCGGCCAGTGGGCGCGCATCCGCCACAAGCGGGTCATCTGGCGGACGTGCGGCCAGTCCAATCCGAACCTCGAGCGGTACATGGGATCGCTCGAGGGCCTCGAGATCGTCCGCTACAGCCCGCGAGAGCACGCCTACGACGGGTTCGCCGGCGAGGACGCGCTCATCCGCTTCGGCAAGTATCCGTCGGACTACGGGCCGTGGGTCGGCGACATCCATGCGGTCGGGAACGTCACCCAGCACATGATCGAGCGCGGGGATGCCACCGGCTACCGCTTCTGGCTCGACGCGACCAGGGGACTTCCGGTCGTGCCGGTGGGTCCGGGGTCCATCGCGCTCGGCGGCCTCGGTGAACTGTCCGACGAGCAGATGCGCGACTACCTCCGCCGCATCCGGGTGTATCTGTATCTCGGGACGATCGCCGCACCGTACACGCTCGGACTCATGGAGGCCATGCTCAGCGGCGTCCCGGTGGTATCCATCGGCCCGAAGGCATTCGGGCTGCCGGACCTGTTCGAGGGCGCCGACATCGCCGGCACCAGCGCGGACGACCCGGCCTACGCTCGACAACTCCTGCGCGACCTGCTCGACGACCGGCCGCTGGCCGACACCGGCGAGTCGTCGCTGCACTACCTGTCCGAGTGGCAGCGTCAACGGGCGGTGGACCTGTTCGACGTGGCGACCGTGGGGCCACAGTGGAAGGCGTATCTCGGATGAGAGTGCTCGTCGACTTCCACCATCACGACCTCTGGGAGAGCCTGGAGCTCCTGTGCGACCGGCTCGGCTGGGACCTCTACCGCCCGATCGGGATGGAGTGGTTCGAGCGCGAGTATTGGAACTTCGAGCGCAAGTGGCACAACGACGCGGTCGCTCACCAATACCTGGACTTGTGGGGCTCCGACCGCAACGCCGGGGACCACTGGGAGCGCGACGACCGGAGCCATCCGGGGCGCGTCCAGAAGATGCTCAGCCTGGCGCAGGCGCGCGACCTCCGGCCGGACATCGTCATCGCCTCGGTCGCGCACAACCACGAGGGCCTCCATCGCTTCGCCTCGGAGGTCGGAGCGCACTTCGGCATCCACCTGGGGAACGTCCGGTTCTCGGCGATCGACATGGCCGAGGACCGCTGGGACCTCGCCGAGTTCGGGATCGTCACCTCGCTCCTCCCGGTCACACCACCCAAGCCGCACGTCGTCGTCCACCAGGAGTTCAGCCTCACCGACTTCCGCCATGAACCGCCGCAGGTCCACCGGCCACTCCGCATCAGTTCGTTCGTCAACTGCTTCGCCGAGAACCTCGCCGGCTACGCGCAGTTCCGCGGTACGGCCGCGCTGCTGCCGGAGATCGACTGGCGTATCTACGGCTCCTATGGCTCGGTCGCCGAGGACGAGTTCGCCGCCGGCAACCTGTCTACCTGCGCCTCCGTCGGGGACGCGATGCGCGCCTCGGATGTCGGATTGCACACCAAGGTCTGGAGCGACGGCTTCGGCCACGTCGTCCACGACTGGTTTGCGACGGGCAGACCGGTCCTCGGCTTCGAGTGGTACTACCGGAGCCAACTCGCCGGACCGCTGTGGCAGGAGGGCATCACGTCCTTCGACCTCACCGACAAGAGTCCGGACGACGTGGTGCGGCTCATCCACTCGCTCGATGACGAGCGCATCGAGCGGATGTCGGCCAATGCCGCGGCGCGCTTCCGCGAGGTCGTGTCGTTCGACGAGGAGGAGCGGACCATCCGGGCGATGTTCGAGACGATCCTGTGAGGCTACCGGAACGCGGTGTATCATGCGGCTTTTAGTTTTTGGACATTATTCACACACAGGTTTTGGCGTGGTCACCGAGGAGATCGGCGGTCGGCTCCTGGCCGCGGGCCATGACGTCCGGGTCCTCGCCATGAACCATCGCGGCGAGCCGACGAAGGGACCGCTCGCGGGTCGGGTCTGGCCGACGTCGTTCCTGCAACAGTTCGTCCAGGACCCCGGAGCGGCGGCCATCGTCGGGACGCTCTGGCCGCGGCTCGACTCAACGGACGACTGGAAGCCCGATGCGGTGCTCGTCATCGCCGACATGTCCGGGCTGCTGGGCTACATCGGCAGTTCGGTCGCGGCCTGGCGGACGGTCCCGGTCTATCACTACTGCCCTATCGAGGGCGACAACCTGCACCCGGCATGGCGCGACGTCTGGGCGCTGTTCCAGCCGGTGGCGATGAGCCTGTACGGGCAGCGGGTCATCTCGGAGCACATCGGCAAGCCGGTCCCGATGGTCTACCACGGGGTCGATACCGAGACGTTCCGCCCGCCGTCGATGTCCGATCCGCTCATCTCGGGCGGCAAACGCTTCGGGACCAAGGACGCCTGCAAGCGCCACATCGGGTTCGATCCGAACCGGACGCTCATCCTCCGCTCAGACCGGCTGGTCGAGCGCAAGTTCTACCACACGTTCATCGAGTCGATGGCCGAGGTGCTCCGACGCTCGCCCGAGACCGACGTGCTCATCCATTGCGCGCCACAGGATGGCAACCTCGACCTCGGGCAGGAGGTCGCCCGGCTCCCCGAGGACATCGCCAAGCGGTTCCTCATCAGCAACGCCCATGACACCTTCCGCGGATTGACAACCGCGGAGCTGGTCGTCCTGGTCAACGCCGCGGACGTCTACGTCTCGACCACCGGGGGCGAGGGCTTTGGCCTCAACCTCGCGGAGGCGCTCGCGTGCGAGGTCCCGGTCGTCGTCACCGACTGGGCCGCCGAGGCCGAGGTCGTCGGCGATGGCGGGATCATGGTCCCGGTCCTCCACGACTCATACGCGCAACCGGTCCGCTATCACAGCGGCTACGGCATGGACTGGGGCGTGCCGGACGGACGCGCGTTCGTCGAGCCGGTCCTGTCACTCATCAACCATCCAGCCCGCCGCCGTGCTCTCGGTGCGGCGGGTCGCCTGCACGTCATCCGGTCCTTCTCCTGGGATCGCGCCGCCGCCCAGTTCGCCGCCATGCTTGAGGATGCCGATGTCGATCGTATCGCTAGCTGAAGTCAAGACCTATCTCGGGCTCACCGGAACGGGTGACGACCAGTTGATCTCATCGCTCATCCCGGTGGCCGAGGCACGCCTCGAGCGCGACACCGGGCGGACGTTCGCCTACACCTCGAACACCTCGCACCACTACTCGACGGACGGCCAGGCGAGCATCGTCATCCGCGATACCCCGGCCAACGGCAGCAACACCCGCACCGTCACCCTCAACGGCGTCTCGCTGACCGAGGGCTCGGGCTTCTGGATGTTGCCCGACCGCCGTAACCCCGACGTATCGACGACGATCCAGCTCCGCTACTACGACACGTCGCGGGCAGGCTGGTACAAGGCCGACCCCGGCTGGTGGGACAAGAACCTGGACAACCCGCGCATCACTGGCGGCATCCCCAACGACCTCGTCATCTCCGGCTCGGAAGGCCACCCCATCCCGGTCCCGTCCGACGTCGTCGGGATGGCACGGACGATGACCGCGCTGCTCTACTGGCAGGCCAAATCCGGTGCGTCCGGGACGATCACGACCCCGACCGGGGAGACCATCGACCTCACCGCCAACCCCATCGGCTACGACGAGTTCGTGCGCGACTGGCGCATCCGCACGGCGGTATCCGGTGTCTAACGTGCAGGGCATGGATGCGCTCATCCACCGCCTGAACGCCATCGGCGACACGAGGGCCATCCTGCACGCGCTCCAGTTGTCGGTCATCCACGAGGCGCAGGCGCTCGTCCCACGCAAGACGGGGCACCTGTTCCGAACCATCGTGCCCGGCGCGTTGACCGCGACCTACGCCCGCGTCGTGGTCAACGCGCCGTATGGCCTGTTTGTCGAGAAGGGTACCGGGCTGTTCGGGCCGAAGCATCATCGGATCGTGCCGACGACCAAGAAGGCGCTGCGCTGGACGGGCGGCGGTCCAGCCAGGGTCCGGCTGTCTGGGCGCAGCCGGGTCGTAAAGGGGAAGTCGCTCGGCGATGCCATCTTCGCCACCAGCACGGCGGGCATGAAGGCACAGCCATTCTTCGAGCGGGGCGTTGCCAACGCGGCGCGCAAGTCCGGCCTGGGAGACGTCGTGGTGGCGATCTGGAACGAGGCGGACTAGGATGCCGACGACCTTCCGGGTGGACCTCGTGGCCGGGTTCACGACGATGATGAACGCCTATATCGCGGTTCATCCGACCTTGATCGTGCGCCACCATCGTTCACGTCCGGCGCAGTTCGCCGACCTGCCGGCATCGTATCTGGACGTGCGACCAGAGACCGTGACACACGGCCAGGGGTTGCGCGACCGGGTCACCAATCCGAGCATCGTGGTCGTCACCCGGCTAACCGACAACGGCGAGACGACCGATGCGCATGACCTCCTGGTGGACTCGCTGCTCGACTGGTTCACGACCTATCCGCACATCATCGCGGGCACCGTCTGGAGTGACATGACCATCGCCGACGAGGCGATCGGCGACGACAGCCAGTTCGTCGCCACGCGCTTCGCCTTCACCAATATCAGCATCGCGGAAGGCCGCACCTAGCTCGCAGCCACGGCCCGCTCTGGGCCGTACATCCGGGGAAGCCCAGAGAGAAGGGAAGATCGCAATGGCGCAAGGCTTTACGCGGTTCCGCAAGATCCAGGTCGGCAAGCAATCGGTCATCGGGACCGCCGTGCCGGCCGCCCGCGTCTTGCCCTACCGCTCGCTCATCGTCTACAACACCAACCGGACCGACCCCGATATCGACGTCGGCTCGCTCGACCCGGTCATCAGCCCGTACCAGGTCGCGCCCGAGGTGACCCTGCCGGGTGCCGCGGGACCGCTGACCTTCGATGACCTGGCCATCCGATTGTCGGCCGGCATCAAGGGCGGCGTCACGCCCAGCGGTTCGGCCGGTGCCGGCTATACCTGGACGTTCCAGCCGGCCAGCCTGACGGCGGACGCCTTCGACTATTACAGCGTCCAGACCGGCGACGACACATCCGACTCGGCCGGTGCCGGGACCAACGCCGTCGGGGCGGTCATCAATCAGTTCAGCCAGACGATGCCGGCGGACCTCGGCCCGTGGACGGTCAACGACGACTGGATCGCCGCCTCCGCGGTCTACGGCAACCGGACCGGCGCCTTGACCGTGGACGCCAATCCCAAGTTCGCTTTCGGTGCCGATACGACGGTCTATCTCAACCCCACGCCGGGGAGCATCGGCGCCACGCCGGTGGCGGCGGCGGTGCGCGGCGTCACCCTCACGATCAACAACAACCTGGACCAGAAGCGGTTCGCCGACGGCAGTAACACGCGCTTCGCGCTGGGTGCGTTCGGGCGCGGTCCGCGTGAGATCACGGTCGAGCTCATCGTGGAGAAGACGACCCAGACGATCGCCGAGTTCATCACCGCCGATGACACCCCGACGCCCAACCGCTATATGAAGATCAGCATCAACTCGCTCGAACTGGCCGGGACGGTCACGACCTGCGCGGCCGACTTCTTCCTGCCGGTCCGGCTGTTCTCGGTCGCGGATGGTGAAATCGAGAACAATGCTCACCTCGTCTTGACCTACCACGGTTTCTACGACGCCACCCTGGCCTACGCGGTCAAGGCGACCGTGCTCAACTCGCTGGCAGCCCTGCCGTAGCACTGAAAGGCGATGCTCGCTATGCCTGACAACGTCCCCGTATGGTTCCGCGACTGCACCTGTCCGGGAACGCCCCACCCCGACGGAGACGTCGCCGAGCTCCGGCCCTACCTGGACTATCCGGGCGGGGTCGAGGCCCTGGCGGCTATCCAGCGTGCGCTGGCTGACACCGACCGCGACGTGTTGGCCGACCCGTCGCTGGACGTCGAGGCCCACCGCCTCGCCAAGACCGCCGAGTACGCCGTCCCGGTGATGATCGGGCGCGGCGTGGTGGCCTGGAACGTGGTCGATGAAGATGGTCCAGTGCCGGTCACCCGCGAACGGCTAGCTGCGCTGCGATGGGAGGATGCGTATGAACTCGGCGAGCGCGCCGACGACATCTACGGTGTCCAGATATTCGCCCCTTTAGGCCGGCGGCCGCTCGTGTCCTCGGCGAATGGGCCGACCGGCGGATCAACCCCGCCTCGCCGGAGGTCATCGCCGAAGCCCCGGACGCCGTCGCGCTCATCCTCCTAGCCGAGTTCGGCGTCCGCCCCGAGTCGTTCGTGGAGGCGGCTGGATTGTTGCGTCTGCTGTATGAGCGCGAGTACGGCGTCCATGTTCGCAAGGCCGACACCGAGGCGCTGCAAGCCGAGGCGTCACTGGCCGCCCGGTATGTCGCCACCAAGCGGACGATCCCATTCGACCCCGACTACACCCCGGAGACCTGATGGCATTCGCCGAGACCGCCAACCTCGCCGTCAAGCTCACGCTGGGCGGCAACTTCAACTCCCAACTCGCCAAGACGCGGGCCGAGCTGGGCAAGTTCGACCGGCAGTCGCGAGGGTTCAAGGCCGGCGCCCAGATCGGGACTGGCATCAAGCGCGGCCTGGTCATCGGCACGGCGGCGGTCGCCACCGGCATCGGGCTGCTGGCCGTCCAGGTGGACAAGGGGATCAACAGTCTCGCCGAGCTCGAGGACGCGACGACCGCGGTCGATGGGGCGATCAAGCAGATGGGCCAGACCGGCAAGGTCACGAGCGGTCAGGTCGCGGCCTGGGCCAACGAGATCGAGGCCAGCGTCCATGCCGCCTTCGACGACAAGGACATCACCGCGGCGGCGGCGACGTTGCTTCGTTTCGGCAAGGTGACCTCGGCCAACCTGCGTCCCGCGCTGGTCGTGATGACCGACCTAGCGGCCAAGACCGGCGATGTCCAGAGTGCATCGACGCTGCTGGCGAAGGTGCTCGCCGACCCGACCAAGGCGGCGGCGCGGCTCACGAGGGCGGGCGTGGTCCTGACGGCGCAGGACCAGAAGCAGTTGGCCGGGGTCTATGCGCTGTCGAAGGCCCAACAGAAGCACCTTGCCGCGCTCCAGAAGCTTGACAAGGGCAAGGCCGCCGACTACAAGGCGGGCATCGACGCGGGCAAGCAGGTGCAGGCGCAGGCGGTTCTGCTCGCGATCCTGACGCGGACCCTGAAAGATGCCGCGGACACGTCACAGGGGCCATATCACCGCGCGCTGAACCTCATCAAGGACACCACCGAGGACGCGCAACGGGCACTGGCCGAGGGGTTCCTGCCGGTCCTCGAGAAGGTCGCTGATATCTTCCGCACCGGACTCGCCAAGCCCGGTGCGCTGGACCAGATACGCGACTTCGGGAAGGGCCTGGCGCGCGGGCTCGACTCGCTCATCACGACCGCCCAGAAGCTGCCGTGGAGCGCCATCGGCGACTCGTTGCGGCTGGCGGGGACGGGGGCCAAGGCTGTCCTCGATGCATTCACGTCGCTCCCGGCGTGGGTCCAGACCGCGGTCCTGACGGGCTGGGGACTCAACAAGCTAACCGGCGGATTGGTGACCAACCTCATCGGCGGGGCGCTCGACTTCGCGTTGAAGAAGATCGGCGTGATGAACGTGCAGGCCGCGGTCGTCAACGTCGCCGGTGGAGTCGGTGGAGTCGGTGGGGCCATAGCGGGCGCGGCCAAGACCGGACTCGGGCTGGCGTCCAAGGTCTTCCTCATCGGAGAGGCGATCGGATTGGCGGTGCTGGTCAACGATGTGCGGCAAGGGATCTCGGACGCCAGTACGGCCCAGTCGCAGGCGATCGACAAGCAGACGAGCCAATGGCTCGCGAAGAACCCATCAAGGGCGGACCTGCTCAATGGACTCAAGGGCGTGGACGACGGTATCCGGTCGCTGGAAGCCAACCCGCTGAACGTACTTGTGCAGGGTGACGCGCTCGACAACCTGCGCAAGATGCGGGCGGATATCGCGAAGCAACTGGCGGACCAGGCCACCAGGGAGGACACGCGCCATCTCATCGGCCCGTCCCCGGACCGACCCTGGTCGGGGTTGCGCGGCCATCGTGGAACGGGTCGCCGGGGCTTTCTCGTGACCAATCCGTTGCGCGAGGGCCAGGCACCGAACGCCGCCGCCAACGCCGCCGCCGCCATCGCCAAGGCATCGGCCGCCGCGGACCGGCACTCGGACGCGCTGGAGAAGCAGCAGCAGCGATTGCGTAGCGCGGTCACTGACGGCACCGTCGCCGCCCGCAACTCGGCCAACAGCCTCGACGCGGCGGTCCGTGGTGCTGCCGCCCAGACGGCCGGGGCGCTGCGCTCGCTGCCCGTGCCGCTGGTCACGGTCAACGTGGCGGTCACGCCCGCAGCGGTCCAGAAGTCAACCGTCATCCAGTACCGCTATGGCCCGCCGACCGGCTCGGCCGGGTCCATTACGGACCGCGAACGGTGAGACCCCTCTGATGGCGATGCGCGTCCACTACAGCGTCCACATCGTCGACGGCGTGTCGGCATCGTCCAACGTCGATATCTCTGACCGCGTCCGGGCCTACCAGCTGAGTGTCAAGTCGCAGGCCGAACAGGGTTCGGTCGCCATGTCGCAGATCGTGGTCGATGACCCGGACGCCGGGATCAACATCCTCGGGCTGCGCGGCGTCACCGTCCATGAGACGGAGGAGACCGTCGGCAGCCAGTTGATCTACAAGGGCTGGACGGCCGACCGTGACATCGCCCGCGGGCCGTCGATGCTGACCGGCCAATCGCGCCGCTGGTCGGTCAACCTGGCCGACCAGAACTCCATCATCAACCGCCGGATCATGCGCGGTGCGGACGCCAACCGACCGGCCGAGACCGACGTGCAGCGCATCCAGTGGCTCCAGACCACGACCGAGTTCGGGGCGCTCGTGCTCGGCACGACGCTCGTCTCGACGGCCTCGCCGGTGGCAATGGACGCGGTGGACTATCGCAACCAGCGCAACCAGGACATCCTCGACGATTGCTCGCAGGCGAGTGGCAAGAACTTCTTCCTCGTGGTCAACGACCCGTCCGAGCGGCACTCGCTGTTCTATGACTTCGCTTCGTCGTCGGCCTATCCGTCCACGCTCCAACTGTCCAATGTGCTCGCGGACGTGGACTCGGTCACGACCTTCGCGGTATCCGAGGCGGATACGCGCCTCAACCGCGACCCGTCACGGGTCTATTCGGGGATCATCCTGCCGTATGACGGCGGCGAGGTCTATGTCACCGACCCGGCCATCGCGACGGCCTACCAGCCGCGCGACACGCTGGCGCCGGCCGTCAACGTGCGATCCCATGCCAAGGCACTCGCGCGGGCGACCCGCTACCTCGCCGATGCGGCGACCGAGTCGGACAACATCTCGACCAGCTTTGTCGTCCCCAATGCCAAGGTCAACCATCTCAAAGAGGGCATGGCGGTCGTCTGCAAGTTCTCGCACCTGCCGGGCTACGAGTCGTTCTCGTGGATGCGGGCGCTGTCGCGGACGGTCACCCAGACATCCGAGGAGTCCTACACAATCGGCCTCGAGTTGACGCCGAGCCATACGTTCTCATCGTGCGCCTCGCCGACCGCCACCGGCAGCTTTGGCCCGAACCTGTCGGGGACATCGGCCGGCACCGGCAACGTCCTCTATCTCAAGCCGGGCATCGGGACGCCGCGCCATCCGACGCCCGGCTTCGCCGGTGCCTGGAACTTCGCCACCTTCAACCTCGCAGGCATCGACTATGGCGGCGATTGCGCACAGAACACGATCCGGTTGGTCGTCGTCGGCGATGGGACCATCACGATCAACACGGCCATCGCCGCCGGCGGTACCCGTGAGATGACGGCTACCCTGTTCCATTACCTCGGCGAGATCCTGGACACCACGACGACTGACGCCACCACGGTCTTCCAATCCGGCGACTCCATCTCGATGAACGTGAGCAGCCACGGCGGGACGTTCTGTACCCATATCGTGGATGTCATCGTGTCCGACTTCGTGACCTGCGGCGGTGGCTTCGGCTTCTCGGGCTTCAGTTGGGTCGCCGCATGAAGATCACCAACTTCGGACCTAACGGCCAGCCGGTCATCCTGGCCGGCTGGTCAACCGGCTATGTGTCGCTCAACTCCAACGTGGAGATCGCCGGCGGCGGACTGGCCGCTCTCAACTTCGTGCAACTCATCACGGCCAACGGCTCGAACGGACTGACCCGGCCCATCGCCAACTTCTCGGCCGGATCGAACATCGTCTTGTCGGCCACCTCGAACACGATGACCATCACGTCGCTCGGCGGCGGGGTCGCGGGCATCCAGAGCAACGGGTCCAACAGCCTCACCGGCTTGGTCAACCTCCAGGCAGGCAGCGGCATCGCGCTGACCGTGTCCGGCCAGAACATCACCATCACCAACACGTCCGGCGGCTCCGGCAGTGCGCTCGGATGGAACCTCGACGTGTCCCAACCCGGCACCTCCTTCACCGGCTGGACGGCACGCGACGGGACGTGGAGCAGTAACGGCACCGAGATCATCCAGACCGACACGGCCGGTTCCGTGTCGCGGGTCGCGACGTTCGACACCCTCGTCCCGCTCGGCTATGGGGCGATCATCGAGGCCGAGGTCTACGTGGACACCGGCACGACGGCCAACCAGATCGCGGGCATCATCGTCTCCGACTCGGCCAGCAACAACGGGATCATGTACTTCGTTGACCACCAGGGCGACATCCTCGGCGTGGACCGTGACGTTGATACCGCCTACTTCACACTCAGCACGACGCTCGCCATCCAGACCTGGTACAAGCTGCGCATGGTCATCGGTGGGTCGTGGGCCAGCCTCTATCTCGACGGCGTGCTCAAGGGCAATATCCTGCTCCCGGTCGCGACCTTCCGGGTGACCTCCGATCGGGTCGGGCTGGTGACATTCAGCGCAACCGGCAAGTTCCGCAACTTCAAGGTCTGGACCCTGAGTACCGGCGCTCCGGCGTAACTCCCCCTCCTCCCCCGTCTCTGCTTCGGCAGGGGCGGGGGCTTTCTCTTTGTCCGCAAGCTTGCAAAGTCTCCACAATCTGACCCCTTGCAACATATACGCGCGGCGCGTATTGTCGTCATATCAGGGCACACGAGAGGGGCACACCGAATGACGACAGCGACAGGCAAGACGAAGATTCGCATCAAGTGCTACGTTCGCGACGAGTCCAAGCCCTTCAGCGAGCAGGCGGCTTGCCAGCTTGACATAAACCACGAGGGTCACCACGACCACGGCGGTCATCGCTGGTCGATGCGAGTCAACGGGTTGCGCCACTGCTACGACTGCGACGTGACCGACTACGACTCCCAGTGGGGCGCAGGCATATTCAGCGATTGGCCGCGCGGCCATCACAAGCCGTTCGACGCATGACCATCCTCGAAGCCGCCCGCATCCTCGACCTCGCACCGTCCACGCTCCGGCGACAGATCGCCAACGGCAAGCTCGCCGCCCGTCGGATGGGCAAGGCTGGCCCGTGGTTCGTGACCGAGGCCGAAGTCGAGC